GTTCATACTCCTCACACCCTTGCGGTCTCTAGTCATGTAGAGCGTAGCTTGGGAGGATGCATGCGGAGGGGCAAGAGGGAGCCCCCAATAATTTCCTGCAAACCGTAGTCGTTGACGAGCCTGCGAGGCTACGTCCGATTGCACAGCGATCGTAAACCCATAAGGCACGCTTCAACTGAAGAATTGCGAAACCCTGACCCACAGAGACTTCGCCTGAATACCGCACCCTACAGACGTAGCCTCGCAGGCTCGTCAACGACTACTGGGTGAGACTCGACACTAAAAATTATTAGAATTCAGGGGGTTGCCAGCTTCGATCTTCTAGTACATAATGCGCGCCATCAGCTCGGGGCAACTACCTGAATAGCTGAAGAATCAAAGAGTTGGAAAAGAGTTGTAGCGATCAAGTCGCAAATTTCCTTGCTTTTGATACTTCTAAACAGAAGCTTCAAGCGCAATGGCCGAATAGCAAAATGGTTATGCAGCGGATTGCAAATCCGCCCACGCCGGTTCGATTCCGGCTTCGGCCTCCACATTCGAAAGCCCCGCAGATCAAGGTCTGCGGGGTTTTTTTATGTCTATGATTTGAGGATCACTTCCGCAACTTTTAGGATCACTTCCGCAAGTAGACACTTCAATCCTTAAATTTGAGAACTTTCGTCGTAACCTAAGAGGTTGGTACAAGGTCGTCCACCCTTGCGGCATCATGCCGACTGATCTACCCGCTGCCGAAAAAGTTGAAATTTTCCCAAGCCTTCTCGGTTTACCAAATTGCACTTATCCTCGTTCACTTCGTATGGAGGAAAAATTTCATGGGGACAGTTCAGTGGCGGCCGTATATGCACTTCACGGCTCAGTCAACAGCACTGCAAGCCTTCTACCTGATGATTGGCCGATTGAAGAAAGGCGAGCTGACTGAAGGGGAATACCCCTGTGTCGTTGTGTTTATGGCCTTTTCTATAGAGGCTTACGTCAATACCCTAGGCTCTCGTCAGATCTCGTTTTGGGACGAAATTGAAAGGTTACCTTGGCGCAAAAAGATAGAAATTTTGCATAGCGCGGCAGGTGCGCAGGCGAATTGGGCTCAAGGCCCCCTGCAGTTCGCCGTAAATATTTTTAAAATTCGAGACAAGTTGGCACATGGAAAACCTGAAAAGATATGCGGTCCGTGGCGGCCTGGTAAGCCCGACGGCACCCACAAAGATAGCTTTCCCCAACTCAAACCGACACACCTGGCATCAATAACCTCACAGTGGCTACTAGATTCAGTAGGAAACCTTCGTATTTTGATGTGTTATCTCGGTGAGTTGTTCGACCACCCTGAGTCAGACCACCTAAGCGTTGCAGAAGGCGGTTTCGATTTCGATGATGGCGTTGACTGAGCTTGGTCGTGTACTCGAATCAATGAGAACGGCGCTGGCGGCATAGCTTTGAGCAGGTGGCAGCGGAGGGTCGATAGTTGCCGGCCGGCCTTAAGGGGCTGCTTTCGACCCTAAGCCGTCCTTCACTAGAGACCGCTACCGGCCAGGAGCAGACATTTGATATAGATCGCCTTTCCTCCCAAAGTAGTAGACGAGCAAACGGTGGTACTCAAAGGGCATACTCTTGATGGGCGAAAGGACAGGTCGCTTGTGAGGTTGATACCGGTGTAGCCTAGCGTGACAGCCCTCATGCGCGAAATTTTGAGCCTTTTAGTTTCCTGAAACCCTAGACTAAAATAGCCAAAACAGTCATTCTAAAGCTAATTGCTTATATGTCAAAGCTGGGAAAGATTTTTAAATTGCCATTTTATAGAGGTAACATCTATGGCGAAGGTGATTAAAGCAAAATACGCAACTCATGATGCGCCTTGTTTAAAAACAACTTTCGGGGTTATTCCCGCTTACACGTTCGCTATGAGCGCTAAAGATCTCTTGTCACTCCATTACGTAGCGGTGCGCGGAAAAGATCAGGAGGAAGGTGCGGTACAGAGACCCCTAAGTATAAGAAGAATTAACGGTATACGTTCGTATATACTTGATGGAAATACCTTCTTTAATTCTTTTATTATAAATTGGACCGATACTAATTATAGTCCTTCATTCAAGGACGGTTCAATCTCAATTCCGCTGGTGCCGCATGCAGCGCAAGTTCTTGATGGTCAGCATAGATTGGCTGGCTTGGAAACTGCGATTGAAATAGATTCAAAGATTGGCGATTCAGAGCTTCTCGTTACTATGTGTATTGGGCTCGCAACACCTGATGCCGCTAGAATTTTTTTGAATATTAATACAGAGCAAAAGCCTGTACCTAAGAGTCTAGTTTATGACTTGTTCGGGGACGTAGTCAGCGACGAAAATCATGCCATAAATCGTGCGACTGATCTGGCTAGAGACCTGAATGACGACCCTGATTCTCCACTATATAATCTCATTAAGTTCCCAGGAGCTCCTAGAGGTCAAGGGAATATTGAGTTATCGACATTCGTGAGTGCTCTAAAAGACCACTTGACACCAAAAAAAGGAACTTTTTACACATATAAGCTTAAAGAATTTGACAAGCAGAAGGCTGCTATATCTAACTTTTTCACTGTTATTCGTGATTATTACACCGAAGCTAAAGCTTGGAGTTCTGCTTCCAAAAATCCGTTCCTTAAAGCGGCAGGCTTCAATGGCGCTATGGACTTTTTCCTTGACTCTTTGATCAAGCGCTGCGCTGAAAAGGGGTCATTCGCTATTCCAGTTATGAAAGATTTCATTGGCCTTGATCGTGACGGTATTGTTACGTGGGAAGAGCTTAAAGGCAAGGACGGTAAGACTGCCCGCAAGGCAATCAAAGACCTCTTGGAAAGTAATCTACTTAACTCGTTGTTACGCCACGATGACTATCAATTCTGAACGTTTCAAACTACAGCAGTTAGTTGAGCTAACCATTGGCTGCACGAATCATAAGGAGCTCTCGAAACATAAAGCAGACCTCGAAAATTTTGTGATTTCTCAGAATGATCTTCTAGAATTTGAGAACGCGCTCAAGGAGGATTCCGGTAATACGCTATACAAAGGGGTCGTCTCCTTACTTGAGGCGTTAACTTCGATTTCTGATGGCCATCAATCGTGGGCAATTGTTAAGCTTTATTATGCTTCATTTTACTTCCTAAGAGTCCTTTTCGGAGCTCGCGGATTTGGCATGATAAAATGCAAGGGTGAAATTTATATTTTAAAAATAGAGCCCGGACAAAAACCGGCCAAACAAACCGGAAAAAAATTTAATGGGCAAGATACAAGGGGTGATCACAAAACTACGATCTATATTTTTGAAAAGGTCGTAGGTGTGGGTGATTTATTACTCAGCAACACAATCCAGAATGGTAGTGTGTTGGAGTTCATGATGAACTCAAGAGAAGCGGTCCACTACCGAAATCCAACTTTCTCAGAGCCCGCATTTGATTTTTTTGAGAGTACGATTTTATCAAATGAGGGGCTAGCCAAATGGATTGAGGATTACGTCCGGGATTCAACTGGAGTATTTCTGTTTCTTGATCAGCATAGCTGTATAGCCACTCCGCTTTACCTACTCAAAAAAGTCAGATCGGAGCTATCATCTCGACTTGATTTTAAGGATCCGTTCTTGTCAAGCCAAATCCAAACTTTGGACTTGTTGTTAAACACTGGAAAATTCGGAACATACGATCAGTTTCTAGATCTATTTCGCAACCAGTAGGACACTTCTTAAGTATTCCCGAAGTGGACCTGTCCTTTTGCTTTGGCCGATTGTTGCCGGTGACGATGTGCAGCAATCGGCTAGAAACATCCAATTCCCGGGGTAAGCTGAGGGTAAAGATCATAGACGAAGTTCTTGTCCGCAAATTACACGCCTCACATGGCCATACTCTCTCTTCAGGTAGTCCGTATCCAAACTGAATTCGCACAGGTCCGCTATCATTGACGTCAGTTCCCAGGCAGCGCCATTTGGATTCTGCATCATTGAGTATTCATCTAGGGTTTTGTGAGCAATTTTTAACCCGTGCTCATGACGCCCAATTGAATCGCCCCCAGGCCATAGACGCCTCTAAACCTCAAATGGAGCGATTGTGAATGTCCTCTGCTGGCCATAGCTGACTCTTGTGAACGACTGCTCATGGCCGATAGTAGTCTGTCACGAAGAACCTCTATTCGACATTTTTGGCCTCACATGAAGGCTGGGCTCGCTCGAATTGTACGTCCGCTGTTACCGTACTCTGGTGAGCATCTTTTTGTCAGCATGTATGTCATTTTGTAGGTTTAACGATCTCCCCGACTCGTCGATACACCTTCTTGGTCATCTCCTCGGTGGAGTGCCCCAGCAAGCGACTTGCGTGTGTTAGCTCGATCTCACTGGCTGCTTTGGGGCGGATATCCTTGAACTGAAACTGCCGAATGCTGGCTGCAAGTGCTAAATCACCGCCTATTGTGGCCTTGATTGCTGCTTTATCTCGCGCATCATCCCACCGGTTACGCAGCATCTGTTGACTCATACGCAGCCCGGACGAGTTCGTAATCAGTGTCGATGTTTTAACCCCGTTGATAGCTCTGCGTTCCAGCAAATCATTGATAAAGGTACTCAACTCCGATTGTATACCTGCATCCTCCAGTCGAAGGCGCAGACGCTTTTCGGTTTTGCCCTGGCCGATCAGCAAGAAGCCGTTGTTCAGATCGGTCGCTGCAATTTTGAGTACATCGGCCGGACGTTGTCCCGTCAGGTACGCCAAGTCCATAGCGTCCTTGAGTTCTTGTGCTGCTTCGGAGTAGACAGCGTTCCACACGATTTCACCCGCGTAGTAATCCCGAGGTTTTTCTTTGTTTCGGCGAACCCCAAAGCAAGGATTGGCCTTGTCCGTCAGGCCCCACTCGCGCGCGATTGTAAACGCGTGGGAGAGTAGGGCAATTTCCCTGTTAGCCCTGACCTTCGCTGTTCTTGCATCGCGGTATTGAGCCACAACTTGGGGTGTAATCGACTCAATGGGGGCGCTCTCAAATGCTTTTCTGAGTTGTTTGAGTTCCTTATGGTTGTCGGATTGAGTGCGGATTGACTTGCCGGGTATGATTTCTTTTTCGTACCTGTCAAACATGTAGGACATCTGATGGTTCGGTTTCGGTGGCGCTTTACGTTCAAGTCTTGCCCACTCCAGTTTTGCCTGATCGAGATCTGTGCCTAGCGGTATTTCTTTTCGTTTGCCGGTCTCATCCCTTCCGTTGTAGTAATACGATACCCAAATCTTTCCCGCCGTACCCTTCCTGATGCGACGTATCATTCGCGGCGGAAGATCTCGGTTGGCGCTGCTTTTCTGGCGCATGGATTAGCTTACCTTCGACAAATCTAGCGTCCACGCTTCTGCCACCGCTTTGACAGCGAAAGGTTGAACCCCTGCCAGCTTCATTCGGGCATATACCCTGCCTACGATCGGGCGACGCGCGCCGGTCAGGACAAACTCCCAGTGATTGTTGGTCAGCCACTGAATATGTTTTGAAGGGATTTGATAGCCGGTGATGGTGGCCAACTCTTCGTCAGTTAGTGTTTCGCTTTGAAGTTCCATCATGCAGCTCTCCTAGAGTGCTGGCTTTGCTGTCGCGGATTATTCGCGAGAGTGTGTTGTGCGTGCATGTGCTGTGTACCTTGTTAAATTTACCGCCGGAATCATTGGTGAGAGGCCGGCGGTAGGGTATTGCAAGTGACTATTTAGAAAGTGGCTTCGTACAGCGGCACTTAATTGATGGCAGTTTGGATAATGAATGGACGCGACTTGTTCATGTGCTGTGCCTCTTTGCGTTGGTTTTTGTAGGCCCTGGATATCAGGGAGGGACTTAGGCGGCTTGGCTAGGTGCCTGTGCATCTAGATAGGCCGCCAACATATGCAAATACACCACTGGCTTTGCCCGGCTTGAGCGGTGTAGTCGCGTTACTTTCAGTGCGATGCGTCCTGCTTTGATTTCGCTGAGCAGGTAGCGATCAGTCCTGATGTGTGCGAAATAGCGTTCACGTACCGCCGTCAGACTGGGGCAAGGTGTGGCGAACTCCTTGCGCAGTTGATCGAGTGTGTTGCTCACGCTGGATCCTCCCCGTACCCCTCCTGTGGGGGCAGCAACTTGAGGCGGATTAACTCGGCCAAGCCTTCTTTGGTCTTCCCCATCGCCGCGGCACAAATGTGCCCCTCGCTGTCGGCAATTACAGCTCCGTATGGATATTCAGGGCAGCGGGTAGGGGTGACGTAAGCAGTCTGCCCGTCACGGATTACTGCATTTACGCAACGAAACACCTCGATCAGCTCAGCAGATGCCGCGGGAAGTGCCTCAAGCAGAGCAACAGCCTCTGCTGATGCCCCAATCATCGTGGCGCGACTGACGATTGCCGGGTTGTTGACGAATATCGGGACCAGTTTCAAGGCGCCGATCGCTTGCGTGATGGCGTTCTGTTTCATGCTGCGGCGTCCTTTTTAGCAGGGGTCACGGTGATGCCCAGTTGCTTGCTTAACCAACTCACGCCGGGCTCTTTCACCATCACAACCGCGTAATAGCTGAAGGTATTGATGTTCGCGTTCCAGCGACTGCGCGTGTCTACATACAGATAACCCTGGTCTCGGTGCTTGCTGGCCAGTTCACCGTTCTGAGTCAGAATGCCAAGCTCACGTAAGCGACTGCGGAAGGCGCGTGGTTTCAAGCCAAGTAGGGCGGCAGTAGCATCCAGGGTTCGATTCATGTGACTGCTCCTTAAGCCGCTGCACGAGCGCAAAGGGCATTGAAGATCTCGTCCAGTTGGCCGGTCATCTGCTCAATCGTTTCGTCGTTGTGCACCACGAAATCGTTGTCGTGTATAGCTATCCCGGTTTCGCTGATATGTGGGTTCACACCGGGTGCGCTTTCGCGCAGCAAATGAATGACCAGGCCGCCTTTCTCCCGAACGAAAGCCGCTTCGTTTTCGAAACGAAGATCGCTAATCACAAAGCCGGAGGCTGCTGTGTTGGTTTGCTCGAGGAATCCAAGATTTTGCTCGGCCAGAAGCAGCCACAGTTCTGGGTGCACCTGATTACGGCCCCACTCGGTGCCCATCGACTGCATCAGTTCACGTGCGGAACGGCCTAGCCAGGCGATTGGCTGTTCTTTGTGCTCGTCGTCAAAGTCACGTGGGCTAAGGTTGAGGATGGTTGTTAGGCCTTCACGCAGCGGGTCTGCGAATGCGTAGGCTTGGAGGTTGTGCGTGCAGACCAGGTGTTTAGCAGCGGTTGTTTTGCCCGAGCGGGCGCGGCCTGACAATCCAATCAGTAACTTTTTCATGCCGCAGTACCTCCGAATGAGGAGGTGGTTTCAGCGATCTGCGGAGTGAGTTCGATACGCCCTGGGCTGTTTATGATTGCCAGGCGGCCGGTGCGGCGTTGAATAGCATCAACTGAGGAGGGGCAGTTGCAGGCTGCCGGGTGGATGTATACCCGGCAGCGGGTGACGTTGTGCTGTGTCGTTTGCATGGTTAGTACTCTTGGTGAGAGGTCTACGATGCAAACGATACAAATACGTATTGATCCAGTCAATACGTTTGCGTGTTAATTTTTCTGTGGGCGATAAAAAGCCCACGTAGCGGGCTAGTATTTGTCGCTAGAAAACTTCGAGTTTGGAGAAAACGACCCCGCAAATCATGGCGTCACCTCCCAATTCAATAATGGGGTCAGGCCATGCGGGGTTAAGAGGCTTTAGAAATTGTCTGCGACCTTCTATGACAAGCTGTTTGAATGTAGCTTCTTGGCTGTCGACAAGCTTCGCAATAACAAGTGAGCCATTCTCAGGCGTCTTGGCAGGATCAACAAAAATGATGTCCCCATCTCGGAATGAGCGCCGCTCATACTGGTTAAACATTGAGAGTCCGCGGACTCGTAAGGCGTAGGTTTGTTTGCTATGTGAGGCAGCGCATGGAAGCCAAATCTCGGCATCATCCAGGGTTTTTATATCAGATACTTCGCACCACGCACCTGCTTGGACCCATGAGATCAAAGGCACATAACCTCTTATAGCGGGTCCTTCCTCGACATTGATGTCGAGTTCTGAAGTAACCACGTCAACATCCTCACCGCCTTTCCATAGCCAGTTGCTGCTGACCTTCAAGGCCTTCGCGATTTTTTCGACATTTTCCTGCCTTGGGCTTTTCACTTCATTGGTGACTATTCGATGAATAGTTGGCTGGGGAACGCCTGAGCGTCGCCCTAGCTCACCTTCGGACAGGTTGAGCTCTGTCATGCGCTGAGCGATACGGTCGCCAATCACTTTCAGATCCCTTTGATTCAAAAACGTATCGGTGATTGTATTGATCTAATCAATACGTTTGTGTATTGTCTCGTTCAATGCGAAAGGACATTGGTGACCGATATGACCATTCAGGAGATGCTGGCGAAGTTACTGCTATCCGGGATGTCTCAGAGAGACATTGCCCAAAAAGTGGGCACTACGCAGCCCACTATCAATCGAGCCGCTAAAGGCTCTGACATTCGTTACGTGACAGGGAAGGCAATTGAGTGCTTGTACCTACAAATGACAGACGCGGCTGATATTGAGACAGCCGCTTAAAGCATCGGCCCAGCCTCTCTCACCAAAAAAACGGCGGGTCGACAGAGCAATGCAGTTGTAGATCTACATCGCTAAAAGGGTGCTGGACCGGAGCCTCTCACCAAAGATCCTCCGGTCCAGCGACGACGATACACAGCACATGTACATCGGTCGTGGTCATAGGATAGGGCGTGCTCTGTTTTATGGCTACACCGTAAAAGGGGTTTTTACGGTTATGAGTCGCATCGATTTATTACCGGACGCTGGTCCGGTGCTTTCATTGCGTCACGCGCTCTATCGCGCGGGACGTTCCTACAAGGGGGGTGTCACCGCACTTGCATTCGCAATGGTGATCGACAACGACTCCCTGCAAAAGAAGCTCAAGCTTGATGAAGAACGCCGCTGGCTTACGCCGGATGAGCTGGAGGAGGTGATTCGCCTCACGGCTGATCCGCGTTTGCTCGATGCCTTAGTGCGCCCAGCCGGTGCTGTCTGGTACAAGCCAACGCCGGTGCCTGCCACAAAAGAAGCCTTAAAAGCGGTAGGCAAGTTGCTTCATGAATCTGGCGAGTTTGTGTCATGTATGCACGACGGTGCAGCCGACGAAATTTGGGAGGCTCACGAAGTTGCCATTCTTGAAAAGCGTGGCATGGATGTTATCCGCGAGGTACTGGGCATCATGGCCGGCGCACGTCAGGCAATGGAGGATCGCGATAATGGCTGACATCGTTGATCTGGCTAATGACTATGCGGATGAGTTTTTACAGCGCGCTTTGGAGCAACGTCAGCGTGCTTCAGCATCCGCGGTCAGTGCATCAATCTGTGTTGATTGCGATGAACCGATACCAGTGCTCCGCCAGGAGAAGGTCAAAGGCTGCCAAACCTGCGTCAGTTGCCAAGAGTTGCGGGAGCGCAGCAGATGACCGATCGTTTTCACGCTGTGCCTATGGCGACATGGGCACGACGCTACATCGACACCTTCAAACTGGCTCTTGTTGCTATCGAGCCGGGGGAGAAAGCTCCCAAAGGGTTGGGCTGGAATAAGCCCGGTGGTTACATCACTGATGCACAGGCTGCCGAAGCCTTCTGGGCTGCAAATCCAACGCATAACCTTGGCGTGGTCTTAGGGCCGAGCCGTGTGTGCTCATTAGACGTTGATGATGTCCAGTGGACACGCCACGTCTTGTACGAGTTGCTCGGCTTGGACTTGGACGCAATGGCGCTGGTGTACCCGACAGTAGTCGGTAACCCAGCGCGTTTTCGTATCCTGTTCCAGTTGCCGGATGCAATAGACCTCACGCGTCATTCGCTTGCATGGCCCAACGAAAACGACCCTGATGGGTCGATTTTTAAAGGTCTGATCGAGAAAGCCAAAGCAGCAAAAGAAGCAGGCGATTTGGATGGTGAAGCGGCTGCACGTGCCGAAGCCGAGCCCTACAAGCGGTTCACGGTTTTCGAGTTGCGCGCAGGCTTGGTGCAAGACGTATTGCCTCCTTCAATTCATCCCGGTACCGGTAAACCGTATACCTGGCGCACACCACCCTCCGCTGATGGCCTGCCGGTGTTGACCACCGACCTGCTGGCCATTTGGCAAAACTGGGACATTTTCAAACGTGATGCCGAGGCTGCTTGCCCTTGGGTGCCGAAGACTGAAAAGGTCAAACCAAAGTCTAGCAAGTCGTCTACCCATGTAACTGGCAATCGGCCTTCGGTGATTGATGAATTCAACCGCAGTCATGATGTTGAAGAATTACTGCGCACTCACGGGTACATCAAGCGCGGCAGTAAATGGCTTTATCCGCAAAGCAGCACGGGCTTACCGGGTATCACCATCACCGATGGCAAGCTGTATTCGCACCACGGGGCAGATCCATTGGCCAATGGTCACCAGAACGATGCGTTTGAGGTGTTCTGCTTGCTCGAGCACGACGGTGATCAGCCCAAAGCGGTTAAAGATGCTGCGCGCATGTTGGGTATGCAGCAGTCGTCCCGACCATCCCCGGCGGATCTTCCCCCGACCCCATCTGAGGAGGCCAGCGGGCCGGGCGAATCCGTATCCGTAGCAGCGGCTCCTGCACCTGAGGGGGGCGGGGGGAGTGATTGGACGCCCGAGCGAATCTTTCAGCGTTTTGCTTTGATCGAAGGTAAGACTGCCGTTTTCGACATGTTCAGGCGCGTCATTATCAAAAAGCCTGCGTTTGAATTGTTGGTCACCAAAGCGCTGGCCAAAGACTGGTTTGAGTCGACGCAGAAAAAGGTCATTGCCGATGACATGGCGGAGCGCCAAGCCAGCAAAGCGAAAGCAGAGGCCAAGTTCAAGCAGGTATCAGGGGAGGGCATGAGCCCGACCGAACGCTACGTCTATATAGACGGCACTAAAGACTCTTGGGACATCAAATGCCGCCGCCGAGTCCCCGAGGGTGCTATGCGTATGGCGTTGGGTGATGCCTATAGCATGTGGTTGAACAGCCCTGACCGGCGCACCGTGGACATGCAGCACATTGTGTTCGATCCACGTATGACCAAAGACCCGGAGGTGTACATCAATACCTTTGAGGGGCTGCCTTTGGTCCCGATCGATGCACCGGACAAGTGCCGTACCTTGCGCTCGCTGTTTGGTTTTTTGTGCAACCACGACGAAGCGGCTACTGATTGGTTGATCAAGTGGTTGGCATACCCGCTGCAAAACATAGGCGCCAAGATGGACACAGCCGTGTTGCTGCACTCGACCATGGAAGGCAGCGGCAAGAGCTTGTTGCTCAGCGACATCATGGGCGCAATTTATGGCGAATATGCGGCCACAGTTGGGCAGTCACAACTGGAGTCGAGCTGGACGGTATGGCAGTCAAACAAGCTGTATGGCGTGTTCGAGGAAGTGGTTAGCCGTGACCAGCGATACAACCAGGTGGGCAAGATCAAACACATGGTCACCGGCAAGACGGTGCGTATGGAATCCAAGTTTGTTAATGGTTGGGAGGAAGCCAACCACATGAATGCGGTGTTCCTCTCCAACGAGATCATGCCCTGGCCCATTGGTGAAAATGACCGCCGGATGTTGGTGGTGTGGCCCAAGGAGACACTGGGGCCTGAAGAGCAGGAGAGGGTGAAGTACGAGCTGGCCAATGATGGCATCCCGGCGCTTTATGAATACCTGCTCAGTTATGACTTGGGGGACTTCGATCAGCGTACCCGGCCGCCTAACACTGAAGCCCGCCAACGCTTGGTGGATTTGAGTATGGCCAGTTGGCAAACCTTTCTACGTGAATGGCGTAATGGCCTGCTGGGAGCACCATTTAGCGTGTGCGTCAGCAGTGATCTGTACGCGTTGTTTTTGGAATGGTGCCACCGCAACAAGGAACACACCTTAAGTCATACCAAGTTCAGCGGATTCATCTCCACCGAAGTGGACAAGATTCAGGGCAAGCCCTGGATGGATGGCTCGCGGCGATCCTTTGGTACGTTCTTCTTCCCTTGGGCTGGCATCGATCCGGCACCTTCCCCACCCCCATCTGTGACAGCGGCCGGGCTTGGTGCGGCGGTCGTTGCCTGGCGCGAAGCAGCCAAGGCCGGGGGCTGGAGTGTGGGCACTTGGGAGCACGTCAAGTTCGGGCAACGACAGGACAGTGCAGCATGACGACTCAATTTGTGTGGAGTGTGTTAACAGTGTGGCGGGTCACTACCTTCAACCTGACACAGCTACAGGCCACGTTTTTAAAGGCTTTCGGGATCAGTGTGTCAGGTGTGTTGGGTTTCTCGCACATGCGGGCGTATGTGCATGCCAAACAAATCAAAGACTGATGTTTATAAATTATTTCTCGTACGTAAGAAGAACCCCAACACACCTGACACACCCAACACATAGGGCATTAAGAGTATGTTTTTAAAGGTTTTTAAGTGTGTTAGGTGTGTGTCGGGTTGGCTGTTTTCTGTGTCGGGTTGGGTTTTCAGGGGGTAGATGAGGATGATTCAGGAAATCGAAGAGCTTATGCAGCACTGGGGCGAGCAGCATTGCCACGTTGGGGAGGCTGGTGGCTTGGGTAGTCCGATGGCCACGATCATGCAATACGGCGGCTGCGCTCCTCGGGGTACGGCCGGTTCGCGGGATTTGTTGGTGGGAGCGGGCGCTGGCATGGATCACATTGCCAGCGAAGTGGCGGCGGCCGTTGCCGAGTTGGATCGCCAGTCAACCAAAGGTAAGCAATTGGCCAAGTTGGCCCGACTGCGTTACCTGCATCAACCAGCGATGTCGCGACGTGAACAGATGCGGCTCCTCGGCATCACCGAAGGGGGAGATCAAACGTATCGCAACTGGGTTAAACGTCTGCATCAACAAGTGATGCTGATCCTTACCGTTCGAACCGGTACCACTCGGGGTTACACCCGGCGCAGCGGCCATCAGGAGACCAACCTGACGCGTGCAACGTTGCTGAGCAAAGCAGGCTAAGCGCTGACCGCTTGTCGGGGTGACTTACCTCAAACCTGCGTCAAAGTTGCGTCAAAGTGAGTAGAGCAGAATGACCGAAAATCCCCACTTTTCGGTTTTACCGAACAGGGGTAAAAAGTCCCCACGATATGAATTCTGCGCCTAGGCGCTCCCCGAGCACGTGCTGTGCACCAAGCCCTGGCATACACCAGCGCACTGAAAACCCTGCCCACCCCGGCGGGGTTTTCTTTTTTCAGCACCACGCGCCGCTCTTTGATTGAGGTCATACATGACAACTGAGCAACAAGCGTTAGCTGATATGCCGATCTGGCTGGTGATCGCACTGTCCTTGATCGGTGGTGTATCGGGCGAGATGTGGCGAGCAGATAAGGACGGCGCCCGGGGCTGGTCGCTCGTACGGCGCCTGGCATTGCGATCGGGTGCCTGTATCGGCTGCGGGCTGTCCACGATGATGCTGCTGCATGCTAACGGTGTGTCGATCTGGGCGGCATCGGCGGTTGGCTGCCTCACGGCGATGGCCGGGGCGGACGTTGCAATCGGCCTTTACGAGCGCTGGGCCGCTCGACGACTCGGTGTTTGCGGTGCGCCTTCTCAATCGGATCGCTCTGAATAATTTCTTCACATCCACTTGTTGAACAGGACTCCAGACATGAACGAATCCAGGCAGCAGCAGATGCTTGCAGGGCAATCGTCGATTGCTCAAAAAGTCTTTGGACATGTCCCCATTCAAGCGCGCTGGAGCGCTCGCGATATCCACGGCGCAGTGCTGGCTGCCAACGCCAGTGGCGCATCGGCTTATGCCGTTCGCCGCGCACTCGGTGAGCTCAAAGATGCCGGGCTCATTAGAGAGCCTACAGGCGGAAAGTTTCAGCGTGATCCAGCCACCCGTAAACCCAAGAAGGAGACCGTCATGCCTCAGGCAGCCAAGCAGACCGTTGTATCGATCAAGAAGCCTGAGGGTGCACTAGATGTTCTGGCGACCCTTTCGGGGGAAGTGGTGAGTCTCTCTGATGAGTTCAGCAAGCGTATGAAGGCGTTGGCTTGCCGCATCGAAGAGGTTGCCCTGTCGGTTGAGTCTGAGCGTGAGAGCAATGCTGAAGCGATCACCAAGGCCAAGCGGTTGCAACAGGCACTGCGGGAATTTGCTTAGGCATCAGCACTGGCGGATTTGAACGCAGCCTCAAGATTTGGCCACCGCCTGGTCAATGAGAATAATTCGCCTCTCTCGGATTCTGCCGGGGACCCTAGGGAATATCCATGGGTACGGGGCAGGAAACCCGCGGGAAAGCGTTAGCGAACAGTTCACCAGCTTAGTGAACTGGGGTGAACAGGTGAACTCCCGTATTCATTAGGTGAACAGGACACTTCATCATGACGGTAATCAGTAAAACCGAGTTTGCAGCGAGACGCGGCTGGGCAAAATCGTACGTTTCCAAGTTGGCCAGTCAAGATCGGCTGGTGTTGACCGAGGAAGGCAAGGTAGAGCTGGAAGCCACCGAAGCACTGTTGGCCGAATCTGCCGACCCCAGCAAGGCCGCCGTCACAGCTCGACATCAACAGGATCGGATTCAACGCGGCGTCAAAAGCCAACTATCGCCTGAGGTCGAGCCGACTTCTATGGCTGCGCCGCAGCCCGCGATCATCCCGGCAAGCAAATTGCCAGACTTCCAGAAGGCCCGCGCCCATCGCGAGTACTACCTGGCGCAGTTGGCTGAAGCTGAATTTCACAAGGTCCAGGGTTCACAGGTCGAGTTGGAGGCAGTCAAAACCGGCGCCTTCAATGCAGGTCGCCTGCTGCGCGATCAGTTGCTGGGCATGCCCCCGCAACTGGCGCCGGAGCTGGCGGCCATGAGCGATCCCTGGGAAATCGAACGCCGTTTGACTGACGCTATCCGCGCCTCGCTCGAGGATGCTGAGCGCATGTCCACTGCTGACTTAATCACGGCCCTCAACAACAAGAGCTAATCCATGCACACGGAAATCCCGAACGGTGCAGAGGTGTACCGCGAGGCGTATTTCCGTGGGCTACGGCCTGACCCTTCGTTGTGGGTCGACCAATGGGCCGACGAGTACATGCGTATCCCGCGTGACACCGGTGCCGCTGAGCCCGGTAAATATCGCACTTCGCGCACGCCTTATGCCCGCGAGCCCATGCGCTGTCTGTCGCCAGCTCACCCTTGCAAACGTGTGGTCACGATGGTGGCCTCGCAGCTGATGAAAACCCAGATCGCGTTGAACTGGATTGGTGGCCTGATCCACATGGTGCCTTCCAACATCCTGACTTTGCTGCCGAGTCTCAGCCTGGCCAAGCGGGTCTCGTCGCGGATCAGCAAGACCATCAAGGCCACGCCGGTTTTGTCTGAGCGTGTCGCTGCCAACCGATCGCGTGACTCGCGCAACACGATGGACACCAAGGAGTTTGAGGGAGGGTCGTTGTACGTCACGACTGCAGGCTCGGCTGCCAACTTGGCCGAGTTGTCGGCGCGTTACATCTATGGCGATGAGATTGACCGCTGGGATGTGGACGTGGGTGAGGAGGGCGACCCGATCGAACTGGCTGAAACCCGGGGCAGTACGTTCGGGCGAAACGCCAAGTTTTACTTCTCCAGCTCACCCACGATTAAGGGCGCTTCGCGTATCGCTGATCTGTTTGAGGCCAGCGATCAGCGTTACTACTACGTGCCATGCCCGCACTGCGGTCACATGCAGATTCTTGAGTGGGAAAACCTGCATTACTCGGCCGACTTCAACGTAGTGCACTACCAGTGCGCTGGGCCAGAGTGTGATGTGCTGATAGAGGAGCACCACAAGGGGCTGATGCTGGCTGAGGGCGAGTGGCGATCGCACGCACCTGGTGATGGCGAAACCATAGGTTTTCATCTTAACGCGTTGTATGCACCACTCGGCTGGACGGATTGGCGCTCGCTGGCCAAGCAATTTGAAAAGGCCAAGAAGGCGCAAAACCGGGGCGACCTTGAGCCCATGCAGGTGTTCTACAACACCCGTTTGGCCAAGGTCTGGGACAGCGCCCAGGAGCAGACCAAAGCCGAAGTCCTGAAAGAGCGTGCCGGCCGTGAAACCTACGGCCTGGGTTCTATGGCCTATCGGGTGCTGATGCTCACCGCGTCGGTGGACGTGCAAGCCAATCGCCTGGAACTGATGGTGATGGGCTGGGGTGTTGGCATGGAGCGCTGGGTCATTGATTACCAGGTGATCTGGGGTGACCCGGCGGACGATCGAACTTGGGCTGTGCTTGATGACAAACTCAAGGTGCGTTACCCGCACCCGTGTGGCGTCGGCCTGGGGATTTTGGCCACGGCTGTCGACTCCGGGGGGCATCACACAGATGAGGTTTATCAGTTCTGCCGCCTTCGCCGGTGGCGCAACATCTTTGCCATCAAGGGTGCGAGCAAACCGGGCAGGCCGGTGATCGCGCAACGCCCTTCGATGGTCGATGTGACCTGGAAAGGCCAGACCGAGCGCAACGGTGCCGAGCTGTGGTTTGTCGGTACCGACACCGCCAAGGATTGGATTTACAACCGCTACCCGTTTGAAGACGGCCCCGGGGCGCTGCACTTTGCCAATGACTTGCCAGATGACTTTTTCGACCAGTGTGTGGCTGAGCGCAAGGTGGCGCGTTATATCAAGGGCTACAAGCGTATCGAGTGGGTCAAAGGCAAAGCTGAGCGTAACGAAGCGCTCGACCTGATGGTTTACAACCTGGCAATGGCGCACTACTTGGGCCTCAACCGCTACAAGGAACACGACTGGGAGCGTATTCGACAGGCCTTGGCGCAGGCTGGATTGTTCGATGAAAAGCCGCCGCTCGTCGAACGCGTTGCACTTGCAGCCCCAACACAGGCATCACCGGTACCACAGCCATCGCAAAAACCTGATCCAGTACCAATGCCTGCCGCATCACCGCAGCCGGTTGCTCGACCTCCTCAACGCCGCAGTTCAACCAGCGGCTATCTTAAGAGACGCTGATTATGTCCTTTACCCAGAAGCACCTCGACGCGGTTGAGGCGGCCATCGCGCGCGGCGAAAAAACCGTGCGCTATGCAGACCGTACCGTGGAGTACCGCACGGTGGATGAGCTGCTCAAGGCCCGCGACCAGATCCGCACATCACTGGTCGCGTCTGCTGGGCCACGTTCAAAAGTGGTGAGGCTTTACCACGGAGGCAAAGGACTCTAATGGCACGCCAATACCCGACGCTGACCCGCAACGGCTTCTTGCTGCCGGAGCGGATCAAAGCCAGTTATGAAGGGGCCGGTGAGGGCAGGCGTTCGGCCAGTTGGGACGCGCCCGATACTGGCATCAACAGCATCAATACCCCGGCTTTACGCAATTTGCGCTCACGTTCACGGGCGGCGGTGCGCAATGACCCTTACGCGTTCAACGTCATCGACAAGCGCGTCAGCAACCTGATTGGTACCGGCATTACCCCTCGACCCAAGATCGAGGACGACGCCCTGCGCAAATTGCAGCAAGAACTGTGGGAAGACTGGGTAGACGAGTCGGATGCCGATGGTCTGACCGACTTTTACGGGCAGCAGGCGTTGATTGCACGCACCGTTGAAACGGCCGGTGAATGCTTTGTTCGTCTTCGACCGCGGAGCCAGGACGAAGATCTGGCGGTACCGCTGCAGCTCCAGGTACTGGCCCCCGAGTTCGTGCCCCATGACAAATTTGAGCCGGCCAAAAACGGCAATAGCATCCGCGCCGGGATCGAGTTCAACCCGGCTCACCAGCGCGTGGCGTATCACATGTACCGCGTTCACCCCCGCGATGCTTCGTCGCTGAACGCCGGTTACAACCAGCTAGTACGGGTGCCCGCCGAGCAGGTGCTGCATATCTTTGAGCCCGTCGAGCCCGGCCAATTGCGTGGCGTGCCCCGCTTGGCGCCGGTGCTCAAGCGCTTGCGCAGTTTGGACAACTACGACGACGCGGTGCTGTTTCGCCAGGAGGTAGCGAACCTGTTTGCCGGGTTTATCTCCCGGCCGCCGCCAGAGGGCAGGCAGCTTGCCCTCGACCCGGTGACCGGCCAGCCCTTCAACGAAGACCGTGACGGCTTCACGCCGATGGTCGCGCTGGAGCCCGGCACCATGCAGGAACTGGGGCCGGGCGAAGAGGTGGAGTTTTCCAAACCACCAGACGCGGGCAACAACTACCCGGACTTTATGCGCCAACAACTGATGGCCGCTGCCGCCGGTACCGGCACGCCTTACGAAATCCTCACCGGCGATATGCGCGAGGTCAACGACCGGGCGCTGCGGGTCGTGCTCAACGAGTTTCGCCGGCGCCTGGAGCAGTTGCAGTTCGGCGTGTACGTCCACCAGCTGTGCCGCCCGGTGCGTGCCGCCTGGATGGACATGGCGGTGTTGGCCGGTCGCCTCAAGTTGGACAACTACGCGCAACGGCGTCGCGAGTATTTGCGCACCCGCTGGGTGCCGCAAGGCTGGGCCTATATCCAGCCGGTGCAGGACATTCAGGCGCGAATGATGGAGGTCAACGCGGGCTTTAACTCCCGCAGCGAAATGGTCCTGCGTTCGGGCTATGACGCTGAAACCGTCGATGCTGAAAACGCGGCTGATCAGGCCCGCGCCCGTGATCTGGGCCTCAACTATAAAACACTCGTCGACCAGCCCGAACCGGCCGCAGACAAGGAGACATCATGATCAAGCAGTACCCGCTACGGATTTTCAACAAAGCCGGTGACCCGCCGGTGCCGCAAAACAAGCACTGGTACAGCCTCAAGGCCAGTGGCGAAGCCGAAACCCGCAGCATTGAGGTCTATGTCTACGGTGAGATTGGCACGTGGGGCATCACTGCTAACCAGTTTGTCCGCGACCTGGCTGCGCTCGATGATGGCGTTTCTCCGATCGTGGTGGCGTTCAACAGCATTGGCGGCGATTTATTCGATGGGCTGGCCATTCATAACGCGCTGTCGCGGCTTGGCGAGCGCTGCACCGGCCGAGTCGATGCCTTGGCAGCCAGCGCGGCCAGTGTCGCGGTGTGCGGCGCGCACAAGGTCGTGATCGCATCCAACGCCATGCTGATGATCCACAACCCGTGGACTTACGCAGCAGGTGATGCTGAGGATCTACGCAAAGTGGCCACCGCGCTGGACCAAGCGCTTGAAGCCATCATTGCGGCCTACAAAGCCAAGGCACCGGATATTGACGAGATTGAGCTACGCCGCTTGGTCAATGCTGAAACTTGGCTAACGGCCAACGAAGCCGTGGCCTTGGGTCTGGCCGACTCAGTAGGCGAAGGCGTCAGCGTCAAAGCCTGCCTTGGCCAAGGTGGGGCATTGCAGCGCTACCAACACGCACCGCAAGCGTTGCTGGCCCAGCTGGAGGAACCGCCTGAGCCGGAACCTACTCCGGAACCCGTGAAACCAGAACCGGAAAATCCGCCCATCGTCGATTCGGCCAAGCTGGCTTTATTGATCACACAGAGCTGCAACACGGCCGGTATCAGCAACCTGATCGAATCGCTGATCAGCACCACCAAACTGGCTGACGAAGTCACGGTTAACGCGGCGATCACCAATGCCAAGGCCGTGCGCGATCTGTGTGTCGCGGCGCGTCTGCCAGAGTTCACCCAAGAGTTTATCGCCGCTGGGCTGAGCGCTGACGCGGTGCGCGGTCGTCTGTTCGACAAGCTGGTCAAAGGGGGCGGCTTTGAAATCGACAACAGCCTGCCGATCAGCGATGACCCGGCGCCGAAAACCCAGGCCAAACAGCCTGACACCAATGCCATCTACGCGGCCCGTCGCGCCGCACAGACAGGGGTAAAAGCATGACCATTAAAAAAGAGCCGATGCACGCGGGTGAGTTCCTGCTCTCCGAAGGTGCCGGCAATATCTCCCGCGAAGCCATCAACGTGGCCGCTGGCCCCGCGCTCAACCCCGGTCAAGTCCTGGGGCTGGTGACCGCCTCGGGTGAATTCGCACCTTATGTACCTACCGCCGAAGACGGTAGCCAGACGGCTGTGGCCATTTTGTACGGCCCGCTGAGCGAGTCCGACATCGTACGCCGTGGTCGCGCAGTGGTGCGTCTGGCTGAAGTCAGCGAGACGCATCTGACCGGGCTTGATCCCGAGGCCGAGAAATCCTTGGCCGAGCATTTTGTGATCGTGCGCTAAGCCGACCGCCCTTTATTGCATCCCGCCACTGAGCGGGGTTTTTACTTTCTGGAGAGTCCCCAATGGCCGATATCGCCATCTTTGACGACGAAGCATTTTCTGTTTCGTCGCTGACCGCTGCCATCAACGAACAGCAATACCTGCCCGGGCGCCTGAGTAGCCTTGGCCTGTTTCGTGAAGAGGGCATCACCACCCTGACGGTGCAGATCGAAAAGGACGGCGACACCTTGGCTTTGGTGCCTGCTGGTGAACGTGGTACTTCCGGTCTGGTCGTGGGAGCGAGCAAGCGAACCTTGATCCCGTTTAACACCGTGCACCTGCCTGAGCGTTTCACCATCAAGGCCGACGAGATCCAGGGTATTCGCGCCTTTGGCACCCGCAGTGAGTTGCAGGCTGTGCAGGACGTAGTTAATGCGCGCCTGCTCAAGGCCCGTCGCCAATTGGACGTGACCCATGAGTTCCAGCGGGCCGGTGCTTTGAACGGTCAGATTCTCGATGCGGATGGCAAAACGGTGTTGCTCGATCTGTATAAAGCCTTCGGCGTTGAACGACAAAAAATGTCGATGGGCCTTACCGTCGCCGAGACGGACTTCCGCGTTAAATGCGGTGAAGCCTTGGACATGCAAGAGGATGCGCTGGGCAGTGTCACCAGTAGCGGTGCCCGTGCGTTCTGCGGCAAAAATTTCTGGAACAAAATGATGGGCCTCAAGGAGATCAAGGCCACTTATCTCAACTCGGCACAAGCTGCTGCCTTGCGCGGTGATGCTCGCGAAAGCTTCGAGTACGGCGGCATTGTCTGGGAGCGCTATCGCGGCAAGATCGCGAGCGTTGCGTTCGTTCACGACGACAAAGCCCTCCTGGTGCCCGAAGGCGTGCCCGACCTGTATATCTCGGCCTTTGCACCGGCTGACTATATGGAAACGGTCAACACCCAGGGCATCCCGTATTACAGCAAGATCGAGCCGATGCCGTTCAACAAGGGCATGGCCGGTGAGGCGCAATCCAACCCGCTGCACATCTGTACCCGCCCACGCGCCCAGATCCTTCTGGAGCTGTAACCGTGGGCATTCGTGACCTGGTGGCCGATATAGACAGCGTGATCTTCGACGTGTTGGGCGATACCGGCCATATCGAGGGTCGCGCCGAGCCGGTGCTGGGGATGTTCTCGGCACCGTGGAAACAGCCGCAAATAGGTCGTCTCAATACAGGCCTTCGCGAGCCGCACTTTGTGGTGCGGGTCGCGGACTCGGATGGCCTGAGCAAAGGGCTGCTGGTAACCATCGACTTGCCTGTACTGGACGGCGGTGGCGACTACGACTTGTTGCAACTGGAGCCCAGCGGCGACGGCCTGGTGTCGCTGATCTTGAGGAAACGCGCATGAGTATCGGAAGCTTCAGCGAGGTACGGGCCAGCAGCGGCATGCTGAATGTTCAGGTTTCGACTGAGGATATGAAAGCGTTTACGGACTTTGCCACCCAGGTACCTAAAGCGGCAGCCAACGCGCAACGCAGGGCAATTAACAAAACCCTGAGATGGCTTAGCACCCATATCGCTCGGGCCGTGGGCAAGCAGGAGCGTATCGCGGTCAAGGCGGTGCGGCAGCGCCTGCGCAGCTACCCGATCACCGGCGGCGCGATGCGCGGCAAACTCTGGTTTGGCATCAACCCGCTGGAAGCCAGTCGGGCAGGGCGGCCTCGGCAGACCAAGGCTGGTGTGACGGTGGGCAGTCGTCGTTATCAAGGTGCTTTCTACAAAAAGGTGTACGGCAATCAGGCTGATATCTGGATTCGTACCGCCAGTAAACACTTTGATCGTGCCGATTACCCCGACAGCGAAGTCACATCGCAGACCGGGGCCAGCTCGGGCTTTGTGGGGGAAAACAGCGATCGCTTCCCGCTGGCTAAGGCCAAAATTTCACTGCATTCAGTCCGTCCGCATTTTGAAGCCTGGTGCCGCAAGGCCGATGCGCAGTTGTTGCATGTCCTCACGCAAGAAATGAACTATGAACTGCAGAAATACCTGAAGGGGACGCGCCGTGTCTGAGCAGCCGTTTAGCCTTGACCTGTTGTATCAAACTATCGAGCAGCACTTGGAGCAATCGCTGGGCGGTATTCAACTGGTCAGCTTCTGGCCTGACATCGAGCAGACTATTCCGCTGCCAGCGGTGTTTCTCGATATAGCCGAGATTGAGCCGGGTACCGATATCGGCACCGGCGAAAGCACGCTGAACGTCACCTTTGAAGCGCGGGTGATTGTTGATGTGATCCGCGATCAGCATTACCAGCAGGCCATTCATCTGGCCACGCAACTGGCTGTGCTGTTACGGGCGCAGACGTGGGGCCTGGCGGTAGAACCGGCCGAATTCAAACGCTCAACCCAGGACTGGACCCGCCCGGAGCTGGATGGCTACACCGTATGGCTGGTGGAGTGGACGCAGACGATTTACCTGGGCGAACAGGAATGGCCGTGGCCGGACGAGCAACCCGGTTCGCTCGTGTTCAGCGTGGGCGGTGAGGTTGACCTATGAACCATGTCGTTGCCGAGCACGACCGCATGATTGCCGGGGTAGTCAAGAACTGCTATGTGGTCGCCCTGGACCTGACGGCCAGGCCGCCGGTGTGCCGGGTGTCTGACGGCGAGTGGGTTAGCGCCTGGGTGCGCTGGCACAGTCAGGCAGCGGGCAAGGCGCGGCACTGGCGGGTGCCCAGTATGGGCGAACAAGGCGCTTTGCTCAGCCCGAGCGGTGACGTGTCACAAGGCACCTTTGTGCCGGGTTTGTTTGGTGATGCCGGGCCAGCCCCGGATACCCGCGATCACGTCGAGCGCTGGCTGTTCGACGATGGCGGGTCGCTGACTTACGACTGGCAGGCGAACAGTTACAGCATTGAGCTGCCGACCGGCTCGGTAGATATCAAGGTCGGCAGTTCATCGGCCACCGTTACGGATAACGCCGTGGTCGTGACATCCGGATCGATCGCGCTCGATGGAGATGTAACCATCTACGGTGAAGTGTTGATCAATGGCGCGTTACGCGTAACGGGCGACATCAACGGTGGTGGCTCGATCATCGACACCAGTGGCAACACGCCCAACCATAAACACTGATATGACCCAGGTCATTATTCAGCATCAGACGTAGTCTTCTGAGTGTCTTTGGCAAACTGAACGGCTGTAGTAATTGTTGCTCGAGCTTGAGGGCTGTTCTTCCAGCAAGTTGATCCGACTGCCGCCGAAGCCTGTTGAAGGATGTCATTCACATTGGCTGTGCTTAGTTCTGTAAAAGACTCAATACCCATCTGTTCAAGACGAGCTATCACCGTGGGGCCTACGCCTTTCAGTGCTAGCAATGCAGCGTGTTCTTTCGGTGAGAATGGCATCCCCAAATTCCTTTTTTGGGTGGTTCAACCATCGAAGTGTGCCCGACGCTAGAGAGCAGCTCAAGAGATAAGCGTTGATCCATTTAGCCCGCCATGAGCGGGCATTTTTATGTCTGGAGAAAACTATGGCGAGCAAACCAACCCCGCCCGATGAGGCGCTCGGCGTCCCGGTGGCCTACCGCGACAGGGCTTTTATCTCCCGCACGCTGGTGATGCGCGACGGACGCCTGTTGCAGGTCAGCGCTCATCGCGTCGAGGCGCAGGACGCCGACGCGCAGGCCTTTCTCGATGCTCACCCTGATTTAGAGCGTCTGCCGGAGTAGCCCCATGATTGGAATGGACCGCCACACCGGGCAGCCTATCTCGGGCCTTGATCACCTGCTGCAGTCCATTGAAGACATTTTGACTACGCCTCTGGGGTCGCGGCTGATGCGGCCTGAGTACGGCAGCACGATCCGCCGCTTCGTCGATTTGCCGGTGTCGGAGGGCTGGAAAAGCGCCGTACAGGCCGAGGCCGCCCGCGCTCTTAAACGCTGGGAGCCGCGCCTGGAGCTTACCCGGGTTCAAGTCTTGTCCGTGCTGAGCGGACGTATCGCCTTTCGCCTGTCGGGCACGTATCTGGGCGACAGCAAGCTATTGGATGTGACCGTATGAGTACTCTGGACCTGTCCCGCTTGCCGGCGCCGATCGTGCTGGAACCGCTGGATTTTGAGACGCTGTATCAAGAGGCGCTGACCGACTTTCGCGCCCTGATGGGTGATAACTGGTCGGCGCCGCTTGAATCTGATCCGGTGGTCAAATTGCTGGAAAAGCGTGCTTACGACAAGCTGTTGGAGCGGGCCCGAATCAATGATGTGGCCAAGTCACTGTTGCTGGCCTTTGCCCGGGGCAGCGATGTCGATCACTTGGCAGCCAACTACAACGTAAAGCGCCTGACGGTTGTTGAGGCCGACCTCGATGCCGTGCCACCGATCGAGGCGCAGTACGAATCTGATGATTCTTTGGTTGAGCGCACGCTGCTGGCCTTTGAGGGCATGTCGATCGCGGGGCCCCGGGATGCCTATGTGTTTCATGCGCTGTCGGCGGATGGTCGGGTGGCGGATGCCCGGGCCAGCAGTCCGAGCCCGGCCACGGTGCTGGTCAGCATCCTGAGCCGTTTGGATGATGGCAAGGCATCGGCGGATCTGCTGGAGAAGGTGAGGGTAGCGCTTAGCGATGAGGACGTACGGCCAGTAGGCGATCGGCTCCTGGTGCAATCGGCCGAGCTGATCGACTACCAGATTGAGGCGGTGCTGTATCTCTACCCGGGCCCGGAAATGGAATTGAGTCTGGCCGAGGCTAACGCCTCGCTGGAGCGTTATGTGAATACGCAGCGCCGTTTAGGTCGAGATATTCGCCATTCAGCCATTCATGCCGCGCTGCACGTGTCCCGTGTTCAGCGGGTTGAGTTGATCTACCCGGTGGCTGATGTGGTCGTGCTGGATCATCAGGCGGCCAACTGCACCAAGGCCAGCGTCCGAATCGGGGGTACCGATGAGTGATACCAGTCTGTTGCCGAGTAACCGAACGTCACTTGAGCAGGTTCTGGCGCAACTATCTAACGGTGATGTGGGGTTGGCCAACGTGCTGCGCCAAGTTCACTCGGTCGATAACTGCCCGGCGCCGCTGCTGCCGTGGCTGGCTATCCAGCGCAGTGTTGATCGCTGGGACCCGCAATGGTCCGAGACGATCAAGCGCAAGGTGGTCAAGGATGCGTTTGAAGTCCACAAGCGCAAGGGCACCGTAGGCGCGCTGCGCCGGGTCGTCGAGCCGTTCGCGGACATTTTGGATATCACCGAGTGGCACCAGTTGGAGCCGATGGGCGAGCCGGGCACCTTCACCATGAGTCTGGCCCTGTTTGACAGCGGCCTGAGCGAGACGGCCATTGCCGAGCTGGAACGGATGATCAACGACACCAAGCCGGTCAGCCGGCATCTGGTGGGCCTGAGCATTACCTACAGCCCGGCCGGTACTTACTACCTAGGTGCCGGTATTTCTTCGGGTGATGAGGTGACTATTTCGTCGCCTGAGTTGTGGTCTGACGACCTCGACGTGATCAACCTGGAGCTGTCGGCCAACGACCTTTATTACTTCTCCAACTTCGCCTTACCGGGCCTGATGAGGGTTACATGAGCGAAATGACTGACCGGCAACGGGCGGCTATCGAGCTGCTGGAAACAGCCGCGCAAACAGCCCATGACATCGTGAACAAACCGGCGGATGCCACCGTGCAAACCGGCTCAGGCCCGTCTCCAACGCTGCTGGCACTGGCCAAAATGATCACCGATTTGACCGGCGGCCTGTTGCTGCCGCGCAAGGAGACGATCCCGTCCGCCGGCACCGTACTGAGTCTGGACGTGGCCTACACCAAAGGCGTGTCGTTCTTCGACGTAACCCTAGACCGGCCGCAATGCTTGCTCAACTTCCTCAATACCGATGTCCCCGCGGGCTACTTATGGTCGTTTACCGTGCGCCTGCGACAGGGCACCGGGGTGAACAAAGTCACGTTTCCGGCCAAAGTTCGCTGGGTTAGCAACCGCCCGCCAGTGTTGGCCTACGAGTCGGGAGCAGCGGACGTGCTGACATTCATGTCAGACGGTGGCGGTTGGTTGGGTTTTTCTGATGGGAGTTGGTTCGATGCATCTGTCCCCGCTTAACAGCCGCAGGCCTGTCAGCCAGGAAACCGGGCTGAACAATGCGCTGAGCATGATTGAAGGTCATCACCGTTTTCTCAAGCGCAACACCGGTGACACTGATGATGGTTCCGTTCAGCACCTGGTGCAAAACAATCAGGGTGTTCTGTCCAACAACCGGCACTTTATTGCGCACACGCAGATGGAGTATCAGCCCAACGGCGACGGCACGACCGAGGGGCAAGCGTTGCATGTGCTGGGTTATGCCCATGCCTATCTGGCGACCAAGAATCCGGCCTATCTGGAGGCAGCTGTGTGGCACTGGCAGGCCTACGTGGACTACTTCTATGCGGGCCAGCCTATCCCTGACACCCCGTCACGCTGGATTGCCAACTGGATCATAAACTCCAAGGAGCCTTGCTTATCGAACTGGCCGATCAATCCTGCGGCACCTACTCAAGGTGGTTATAAGTGCGTGCCGTTGCGCTTTGTGAATGGTCAGGCTCAGATTCCGCACGGCTCGCCATTTTGGGGGGAGTACCTGGACGTTCTGACTATGGCTCACCGCGGCCATATGACGTGGGACTCGATCAATGGCAGCGTTCAGGTCATCAATAACGATATTGATTGGGATCAGGTACTCGCTCACCGCAATGAAATAATGCCCTCAACGCCGTGGAGTTCCTTGGCGTGGGTCGATTGGGATGCCTATCTGGGCAAAGGCGTTTACGACGTCGACTGGAACAAAAAGGGCAAGGAATACGCAGCTTCCTGGATTAACGTCTGGACGGGTAACAAGATTGGTATTGGTCGAGGGCCTAACGACCAGCTCTGGAACGGGGACATCATTGAAACCGGGATCCCGTCAGCAGATGTTGGAAGGGTTCAGTTGGCTGACAGCACGATTAACGGTGTTTACTTCGTCAACTATGCGGTAAGGCTGCCACTTGAGCTGGGTGGCTATCTGTTCAAGCGCAACGAGGTTTGGCATAACCGGCCTATTCACACGCCGCTGCTGGGCACCGCGAACCAAAGAGGTAATGCCGCTGACGGTGAAGAATGGTTTATGGATGCCTGCTACCTGCTGTGGCGTATTACTGGGCATGAACACTACAAGAAAGCGATGGATGCCTGCTTTTTTACCGCGCTTGAATACACCAACATTGACTCGGCCGATAAGTTCTTTCGTCAAGACACCACCGCCCATACGCCGTTTACAGACGGTATTTCATACGACTTCACCTATCCGTCAGATGTGCCCATTACCTATGGGCGTGATCAAGACGGATACATTGCCATTTACACGCAACAAGCCGTTGACCTGTCCTTAGAGCAGCAAGCCGTCTGGTTTCGTGTCGGGCAAAAGAGTTCGATCAGAGTCACTTACAGTGGCGTTGGCCATGAAGACGGCGCCGTTTCAGCCTCGCCTCGATTGATCATCAGCATGGACAAGCAAGAAGAGGGCGGCCTGGTATGGAGGGCTTCACTGCCTGACAGTGAAGGCGACGCGATGAAGACAGTTGACGTCCCGCTCAATCAGTTTGTGCAGTCGACTAAAGCTGACGGTAGCGAGTACATCCTGGCCGATTTAAGGGCTGTGGTCAGTGCCGATAGCATTGTCTCCAAGTCGGTTTATATCGAGGGGCTTTTAGATGGGCGTAATGCCAAAGTCGTTGAGTCATTCTTTCCAGATGATGATGGTTGGTATTCCATCGGCAACTACTTGCAGCCGGGCGGCGTCGCGCCAATAGAGTCCATCACCTACAAGGCTGACGCTGACTTTAACTTGCGCCTTGAAGATGACGATAAGTGGCGATGGTGGTGGATGTTGCCTGCCACAAAGGGTGAGTGGGTTACAAAGATCATCAGTAAGCGCGATGCGACATTGTCGAGCTACCAGCCCAATCGCAACGATAGACCCTTGCCGTCGGTGCCGGTTTACACTGTTGTTGAAGAAGTCAGCATTCTTTTTGACGACAGCAGCACCGTAAATGCGACGTTCGCGTATTACTGTTTGAATGAAATACCCCCGCGCTACACGCAGGACGATGGTTACACCATGAACTTTCGTATCACGCTGGGGTGCAGTGATACGACAGGTTTTAGCGGGCGCCTGGGTGATTGTCAGGTTGTTGACTACCGGGACGACAACCTCGCGTATACGCCGGGACTGATTCCGTTTTCGAACATTTATGAAGAAGGCACAGACCAGATTGGTGCATGGCGCGGCATGCCATACCCGGGCTACCAATACCCATTTATCTACACCCTGGAGCCGGAGAAATATAGCCGACACTTGGGCAACATGACCGATTTTCTCTACGACTCTCAACAGTGGTATTTCACCCAGTTCGGCCAGCTCGGCCCCGGCGCAAGCGCCTACGTGTGGAATCGTTGGGACAACTACAAGTACGGCCCGCCTGACACCTTCACCATTCACCACTGGGGCGATGGCAACGCGTGGAGCGGCTACCAGCCCCGCGCCATGATGGGCGCCTGCCGCGCGTGGTATGAGCTGGCCAACAAGGGCAAGGCGGTGCCGCCCAAGTTGATCGCCTATGCCGAGAACTGGTTGACCTGGTTGATCACTTTTTCCAAGGCATCGGGCGGAGTGCTGCCCACCGACTTTCCCATGACGGGGGTGCCGCAGCCGGATCCTGATGACTTCACCGGTCATGTGACAGGGCTGTGGCTGGCAGGTGCCTGTTTAGCCGCCTTGGCCGGCTCCAAGGTGGCAGGGCTGGACTATCTGATCGAGGCCTGCGTGACCGAGCTGCAGAACAACTATGTAGTCACGTCTGTTCCTGGCCACGCCATGAATGGCTCGTGGTCGCCTGCAGTGCGAATGGGTACGGATAACGGCATGTTCTTTGGGTTTTGGGCCGGGGAGATCCTGCGCGGTCTTGGCTTGTATATCCAGTATCGAAACTTGGGGGCCGGTGCAGACATTTACAGCGGCATAGGGCCGCTGTAACTCACTTAATTAGGCGTATTCATGGCAGAGCAAAACACGCTGTATATCGCCATGCTGACGGATGTTGGCGCGGCGCAGCAGGCGAAGGCGATCGCAAGCGGCACGCCCTGGAACATCACGCATATGGGCGTGGGTGACAGTAACGGTGTAACGCCAATTCCGTCGAAGCTTCAGAAAAAGCTGATCAACGAAAACGTGCGCCTGAAACTGAACCGCTTGACGGTGCGTGCCGATCGCCCGGTGCTGGTGGCCGAGTTGATCCTGCCGCCGGACGTGGGCGGTTGGTGGGTGCGCGAAGTGGGGTTATACGATTCAAGCGGCGCACTGGTGGCCGTTGCCAGCTATCCGGCGACCTACAAGCCGACGCTGGCTCAAGGCACGGGCCGCACACAAGGCATTCGTTTGCAGATCCTTGTCAGCAGCACGGCCAACATCACGATACAGGACGATCCCACACTGGTGACGGCGACGGTTTCTACCGTGCGTGAGGAAATCAGCAAGGGGGAGGCGGCGAGCGCGGTGAAGTTGAAAACCGCGCGTACGATCGAGTTGAACGGTGCGGCAACAGGATCAGGGAAGTTCGACGGTTCCGGGAACGTGGCCATTGCTTTAACACTCGCCGATAAGATGGAACCGGGCACTTACCCTAAAGTCACGGTTAACGCCAAGGGGCTGGTGGTCGGTGCCCAAGCTTTGGTCCCGGGCGATATTCCGGCCTTGGATGCCAGCAAGATCACCACGGGGACCTTGAGCCGTCCAACCTCGGCCAACGCCGCAACGGCCACTAAATTATTGAACGGTCGGGCCCTGACGTTCACCGGTGCGGCCACGGGCTTGGGGTGGTTCGATGGCAGTGGCGATCTAAATATCAACCTGGCATTGGCTGCACTGGATACCAGCAAGTTGGTGAGCGGTATTTTGCCTGTTGTCCGTGGTGGCACCGGTGGGGGCACGCCTGCAGAGGCTCGCGCCGGGATTGGCGCGGGTGTGCCATCAAGCCTTTATCACAACCCGTCCGGATTCTGGTGGGACAAGGACACAGGGCTGTTCGTGCAGTGGGGTAACAGACATCTGGGCGATATGCCGGGCGGTAAGTGGAGTGTGCAATTTAACTTCGCATATGCCTTCGACACGGCCCCTTTCATTGTGGTGCCGGTGATCATGGAACACCCGGGCTCGCCATCACCGGCGTCAGGCGTTACCAGTTCCATCACGGAAAACTCGATCAATACAGACGGCTTCGTTCTCAACTTCACTGAGTACAACAACGCTGCGCAGAACTTCGGCATCCGCTGGATCGCCGTGGGTTATCGCGTTAAGCCCATGTAGCCACTGTTTCAACGCTGTATCGCAACCGCCTATTGGCGGTTTTGTTGTTTATATAAGGGGTAAATATGAGTTCTACCGACTTCTTTCACGGCATTACCGTGTCGCTGGTCGAGACAGGTGCGCGCATTATTGCGCTGCCTTCGTCCTCGATCATCGGTCTTGTCGACACCTTCACCCCCGGGCTGGGCTTGGCAGAGTCCAATGTACCGACCTTGCTGACCCGTGAGAGCGAAGCGGTGGCAGCGTTCGGACCTGACTCAGCACTGACCCGAGCCTGCAAGGCCATTTTCAACCAGTCGGCGGCGGCGATCGTCGCTGTCGGCGTGCCGACCGGGACTGAGGCGGCGCTGCTCACCAGCTCGATCATTGGCGGAGTTGCGGCGGATGGTAAGCGCACAGGTCTGCAGGCGCTGCTCGATGGCAAGAGCCTGTTCAATCTGCAGCCGCGTCTGATCATTGCGCCCAAGCACAGCGCTACGGAAGCAGTGGCCACCGCCATGGATGTGCTGGCCTCGAAATTGAAGGCTATCGGCATTATTGACGGCCCAAACACCACTGACGAAGCAGCGATCACCTACGCCGAAAACTTCGGCTCCAAGCGCTTGTACATGGTCGATCCAGCGGTTAAACAGTGGAGCACCACGGTGAACGGTGATGTTGCCGTGCCGGGCTCGGCGATCGCTGCTGGCTTGTTCGCGCAGACCGATTCGCGCTTTGGTTTCTGGTCGTCCCCGTCGAACAAAGAAATTGCCGGCATCACCGGCACAGTGCGCCCGGTTGAATACCTGGACGGCGACAAGACCTGCCGCGCCAACCTGCTCAACGGCGCCAATATCACCACCATCATTCGTGACGGCGGCTACCGCCTGTGGGGCAACCGTACGCTGTCGAGTGATGCGAAGTGGGCTTTTGTCACGCGCGTGCGCACCACCGACATGGTCATGGACGCCATTCAGGCGGGCATGAAATGGGCGGTCGACCGGGGCATCACCAAAACCTACGTCAAGGATGTGACCGAGACGATCAACGGGTTTATGCGTGACCTCAAGGCGCAAGGCGCGGTGATCAACTTTGAGGTCTATCCCGACCTGGACAAGACCACGGCCACGCAGATCGAGCAGGGCAAGGTGTACTGGACCATTCGCTTTACCGATGTTCCGCCGGCGGAAAACCCGATTTTCCAAATCGAGGTCACTAACCAGTGGCTGACTGAAGTGCTGGAAGCCTGAGGAGGTATTTGATGATTCCGCAAACCCTGTTTAACACCAACATGTTCGTCGACGGCCAAAGCCTTCAAGGCGACGTGCCGAGCCTGAGCCTGCCCAAGGTGACGGTTAAGACCGAGGAATACCGCGGCGGCGGCATGGATGCCCCTGTGGGTATGGATATGGGCTTGGAGAAGCTGGAAGCCAGCTTCACCACCAACGGCATCCGCCGTGAGGTGCTCAAGTACTTCGGGGCCTTTGACCAGACGGGTTTCAACGCCTCGTTTCGCGGCGCCTTCAAGGGCCAGAAAGGCACGGTCACTGGCGTGGTGGCCACTTTGCGCGGTGGCCTGCGTGAAGTGGATCCAGGCGAATGGTCGGCCGGTTCCAAGGCCGAGTTCAAGTACGCCGTGGACGTCACCTACTACAAGCTCGAAATCGACGGGCGCGTGATGTTTGAAATCGACCCGATCAACTGTGTGCGCGTCATTGATGGCGTTGATCAACTGGCTGCCGTGCGCAGCGCCCTGGGCCTTTAAGGAGCTAAGCATATGACGACTGCCAAAAAACTGCCGAGCTGGCTGGAGCTGACTGAAGAAGGTGCCACCATCACCTTGCGCAAGCCGGTTGAAATCAATCAGATCAAAGTCAACCGGGTCAGCCTACGGGCGCCCACAGTCAAGGATGTACAGCAGGCCACCGTCCAATCAGGTGGTGATGCCGAAAAGCGCGAAATGATCCTGTTCGCGTCCCTCACGCAAGCAGGCGACAAGGATATCGCCGGTATGACGGTGGTGGACTACAACCGCCTGCAGGCCGGTTATTTTCGCCTGGTCGAAGATGATGAACCTTACCCCTACAACGATTAAAGCGGCGGCCAAGCATCTGGCCCGGGAATTTCACTTCTCGGCCAGTGAGATCGAGGCCATGCCGTTTAACCGCATGCTGTGGTGGCTCACGGATTGAGCTGCTCCCTCCGTTACGCGTAACAGGGCAATCCTATGGCAAACAAAATGGCGCTCGGTCTGGTGATCGGCGGGGCTATCAGCTCGACCGTGGGCGCTGCTTTTAAAGACGTTGAAAGCCGCGTCAAAAAGCTCAGTGAACAAGGCAAGAAAGCCCGGGTACTGCAAAGCACGATCGGCGAAACCATGCGCCTGCGTGACGAGTGGCGAAAATCCCACGCTGCAGGTGAGAAGGGCGCGCAATTGCTGCTCAATCGGCTGGAGCGAAACCTGGGTGTGTTGCGCAAGGAAGGCGTTGAGGTCGGCCGGCTGGCCAAGGAATATGACCGGCTGGGCCGTGCCGGGCGCAGCGCCGAGTTGCAGCTCAAGGGTCATAACCAAATCAGCCAAGGCAAAGAACAGGCAAAAAGCGGTATTGCGCGTGGGGTTGCGGCTGCGGGTATGGTGGCCGTCACAGCCAAGACCAGCGCTGACTATCAAGCGATTATCCGTGATATTGCGATCAAGCCCGGTGTGGCCCGAACGGCTGAAGAAGCCGATATGTCGCGCAGCATCATTCAGACCTCGCGTGATGTTGGCATGGGTCGCAACGAAGTGGCTGATGTGGTCAACGAGCTGGTCGGCGCCGGTATGGATTTGAAGCAGGCGATGGCGTTTGCGCCGGTGGCTGCCAAGTTTGTGGTGGGTCAGGGCTCATCGGGCGTCGACACTGCCAAGATGATCCAGGCACTGCAGACCAACGCCAAAATCACGGATCCAAAGGTGCTGGAAAAGGCGCTGGAAGCAGTGGCCTACCAAGGGCAGGCGGGCAGCTTTGAGGCCAGCGACATGGCGCGCTGGTTCCCGCAACTGCTGGCAGGCATGCAGAAACAGGGCATCACCGGCATGGATGCTGTGACGCAACTGGGCTCGATGCTGCAGGTGCAAATGAAAACCGCCGGCACTGCCGATGAGGCGGCCAACAACCTCAAGAACTGGATTGAAAAAATTGGTTCCGGGGACGTGGTGAAGTCCTACAAAGACGCTGGCATTGATTACCAGAAGTCGCTGAATACCGGTATCCAGGGTGGCATGTCCACGCTAGAGGCAAGCTTTGGCTTGGCCAAGCGTTACATCGAAGCCACCGACCCGAAGAAAGCCGCAAAAATGGCCGAGGCCACAGCAAAGATCAGCAAGGAAGCTGACCCGGCAAAAGCCAAAGCCATGCTTGATAGCCTGGAGCAGGCCCTGCGCACAGGCGATATCTTTGCCGACATGCAGGTCAAGTCGGCGCTGACCGCCTATGTGCAGAACAAGGAGCTGTATGAGCAGCTTAAAAAAGAGGCGGCCGGCGCCTCGGGCATTCTCGACCAGAACCTGGCCGAGCGTCGGGATACTTCTGCCCAGAAGTGGAGCGAAACGATTCAAGCCGGTAACGATGCCTTGCGCAGTGTGGGCGATGCCATACGGCCGGTGACGGATGGGCTGGCCACAGGGCTGACCACGGTGATCAAGGGTGTCACCAAGCTATCAGACGAATCTCCCAAGCTGGTGATGGGCCTGACGGCCTTGGCCACCGGGGCCAGCGTGATCACCAGTGTCATCGGCGCGCTGAAGATTGGTCGGGGCGTGTTCAATCTGGCCCGGGGCGGGTTAGCAGGGCGTGCCGGCAAAGCCGGTGTGCAATCTGTTTTTGTGACCAATGCCAAGGGGGCTCTTAGTGGCGGTAGCGGCGAGAAAGGCGGAGCTGCTAAGGCCCTGGTGGCTGCCGGTATAGGCGCTGTACTCAACCGCAAAGATGAGTCGCACGTGGGTGATGGTGGCGTAGATACCACGCTTGATCCAGTTGATACGGGTATGAAGCTGCTCGATGTCATTCGCGAAGCCAAGCAGTCAGGTGTCGGCTCTGATTACACGCAGAAGGTCTTTGTGGTGAATGCTCTGCAAATGGGCGGAATGAATGCCGGTACTGGCGGTGGAGGGCGCCGTGGTCGGCGAGCAAGGCGCCGGGCGGCGCTTCGCGCTCCTGTACCCCCGATCGTGCCTGCTCGTCTTGAGGGGGGATTGGTAAGGATTGCTGGAACGCTTGGAAAAATGGGTAAAGCCCTTCCAGCCGGTACGGTGTTTGAGGCCGGTATCAAGGCTTTTGATACGTACAGTACGGCCAAGACCGCCCAAGAAAAGGCCGAAGGCTATGGCGGTGCTGCAGGCGGACTTGCGGGCTCGGTGGCAGGAGCAGCAGCCGGTGCGGCGATTGGATCTGTGGTGCCGATCATTGGTACAGCGGTCGGCGGTTTAGTCGGTGCATTCTTGGGTGGTATTGGCGGCGATGCCCTGGGCGGGATGCTCGGTAAGTCGTCGTTAGCCAAGTCACTGTTTGGCAGTGACTCAGGGCCGGGTGACGTGGTGCGCTTGATGTCGGCACAGACCGACAGAACGCAGGCCCCGTCGCCCTTAATGCTTAAGCCAGAAGCCAAGCCCGCCACGGTCGAGCAGAGTATCAGCTTTGCACCCCATATGCCGATCACCATTCAGGGTGATGTCAAAGATCCGGACGAACTCATGCGCAAGCTACAGCCGCTGATGCAAGGCCAGTTGCAAGACTTTGCACGGCAGATGGAAGACAACGCCCGTCGGGCTAACGATCGCAAACTCTACGACATCCCTCACATTTAACAGGAGGTGCCATGGCCTACATGGAACAAATGCAAAGTGCTGTCGGCTATTTGGCCTCAGCCGGGGAGGCAGGGCGTAAAAGCCTGGACGGCGTGATTGGGCCTGTTAACGGGGCCATCAGTGAAATGACGGGCGCGGCCTCAGAGCTGGAGTCTCTGCCGTTTGTGGGGCCTATTGTGGGGCAAAAGCTGCAGCGTGTTATGCGCGCTGTCAGTGCCGCTCAAGCCAAGGTTGGCCAGGTGGTCGCCGTCTACAACCAAGCCACCCGGGCGGTATCGCAAGTTAAAGAGCGTTTGGCCGTGTTAGGCGAGCAGGCCGAGCGGGCTAAAAATGCGATTAATAAGATCGCCGGCAAGATCAACCCGGCCTTGGGCAACATCTTGCCCACGAGTGTTTTTGCCACCGATACCACCCCGGAAGTTGAGGCGGTTAAACCATTCCCTCATTTGCTGATCCTGCAGCCGCACAAGCACGAAGAGAAGCCGTATTACTTCAACCTGGACACTGCAGCGTTTGATGAATTGAGTCGTCAGAGTGGGTTTCGTTGGGCTTCCCAAGAGCGCCTGACGCGCCGTCCTGCACAGCAGTCGGTGGGTATGGGTGAAGAAAAGATGACCCTCAAGGGCTCTATTTTTCCGGGCCACAGAGGTGGTCTTAAGCAACTGGACACCCTGCGCAGTATTGGGGGGCTGCTGTTGCCCCTGGGGCTGACCACCGGGTATGGCCACGTCCTGGGGGATTGGTGTTTGACCTCGATCACCGAGGATCAGAGCGCCCTGTTGCAGGGCGGCATTCCGCGCAAACAGGGCTTTACTCTGGAGTTTGTCCGTTATGGCGAAGACATGCAGAACGCTTGAAGGCGACAAGCTCTACACCATCTGCCACAACGCCTATGGCCACCTCAACGGTAGCGTGGAGGCGGTGTTGGAGGCCAATCCCGGGCTAGCCGCTGAGCCCGAGCCGTATCGCAGTGGTCTGTTGATTGTGTTGCCTGACTTGGTGCTGGCCAGCGATGAGCAGGCCGTCCAACTCTGGAACTGATCGTTACGCGTAACACGCCTTTGAATCCTGAGCCTCGCCTTTGTGCGGGGCTTTTTGTTGGAGCTTGATATGACGCCCATGTTTCGTATCGTTGCCGATGGCAGCGACATTACCCGCTTGATCAATGACCGACTGTTGCTGCTGCGCACCTCGGACAAACCCGGGATGGAGTCTGACGAGTTTGAGTTGCGCATTGACGACCGCGACAGCGCTGTAACGCTGCCAGCCCGCGGTGCCAGCATCGAAATCTATCTGGGTTACGCAGGGGCTACTCTAGCCCGGGAGGGCCGCTATATCGTCGATGAGGTGGAGTTGTCTGGTCCGCCTGACACCGTGGTCATACGCGGCAAAGCCAGTGATATTCGTGGCAGCGGCAAGACGACCCGCAGTGGTAGCTGGGAAAATGTCAGCCTGGCCACCATCGTCAATGACGTTGCCCGGCGTAACGGTTGGGAACCAGCCTGTAAGGTCGGCACGATCGTGCCCCGGGCTGACCAGTTGGGCGAATCAGATTTTAATTTCATTACCCGCTTGGCTAAACAACACGACTGCACCGCCAAGGTGGCGAACGGTAAGTTAATCGTCATGCCGCGTCAGGGCGGTGTCACGGCCAGCGGCAAGACACTGAGTGTCGTAACCATCAATAAATCGGACGTGAGCCGGTATAGCTTTCGGCTGGGCGATCGCTCTAACCACAAAACGGTTAAGACCCAGTATCAGGACAAAGCCACCGGCAAGCTTAAGGTCATCAGTTTGGACAATGAGGATTCGCCGGACGGTTTACCGCCGGTGCATACCGATCGGCATATCCACCCGAACAAGAGCGCTGCCGAGCAGGCCGCCAAGGCGCGTTTGACCGCGTTCAACCGCTCGACTGCAGGTGTCCGTTTGGAAATGCCGGGCCGTTCCGATCTGTTTGCCGAGCGGATCATTAACGCCCAAGGCTTCAAGATCGGATTAGACGGTGAGTACCTGGTGGACTCCCGGGAACAGGTATTCACCCAATCCGGCTGGTCGACCACCATCGAATGCAACGGCGGCAAGAAGGGCAAAGCAAAGGCCAAGGGCAAAAAGCCCGCCAAAACCCTGAAAGTCGTTCAGCTCTAACCCCAAACATACTCACCCCCGGCCCGCCTTGTGCGGGCTTTTTTATAAGGACAATTTATGTCGATTACACAGAAGCAACTGCTGCAGATCCTCCCGAACGCCGGCCAGCTAGCCGGCGTTTTTGTGTCCGTGTTGAACACCGCGATGGTGCGCTACCAGATCGTTGGTCCACTGCGCATGGCGGCGTTTATCGCCCAGATCGGACATGAGTCCGGCCAGTTCCGTTACGTGCGCGAACTGGGCAACGACCAGTACCTGAGCAAGTACGACACCGGCTCACTCGCCAAGCGTTTGGGGAACACGCCAGAGGCTGATGGTGACGGCCAGAAGTATCGCGGGCGTGGCCTGATCCAGATCACCGGCCGGGCCAATTACATGACCTGTGGCGAGGCACTGGGTATTGACCTGATCAAGCAGCCCGAGTTGCTGGAGAAACCTCAGCATGCCTGCATGTCAGCGGCATGGTTCTGGGCGACAAAGGGCCTCAACACCTTGGCTGATGCTGGCCAATTCGACAAGATTACCCAACGTATCAACGGTGGCCAGAACGGCTCGGCCGATCGGCAGGCGTTGTATGTCCGGGCGCTCAAGGTGTTGGCGTGAAGATCAACGCGGTGAAGTGGGGTGGAGTGCTGCTGGTCATCTTCGCCCTGATGGCGGGCAGCGCGTGGGCCGCATGGGAGTGGCAGGCCAACGCCTATGGTCAGCAGTTGGCCACCAAGGAAGCTGCCCACCAAACCGAGCGCACCAATCTGGCCAATGCCAACTCCGCGCAAATTTTGGCAGAGCAGGGCAAGCGCCTCGCCCTGGAGCAATGGCTGGCAGCCAGCGACCAATCCCATTACCGAGCCCTTACCGATGAGAAAACCAAACAGGCACGCCTGCGTGATCGCCTTGCTACTGCTGACTTGCGGCTGTCAGTCCAACTTGACGCCCCCACAACTGGTTGTGACGCAGTGCAAGCCACCACCCGCACCGGCGGCGTGGTTTATGGCGCCCATAGAGCCAGACTTGACCGAGCGCATGCTCAACGAATTATCGGAATTACCGGCGACGGCGACCAAGGACTGATAGCGCTGCAGGCCTGCCAGGCCTACGCCAAAGAAGTATCAGGCACGAAATAAAAGAAGCGACCGAAGCTGGATGCGTCAACATCCAGCCCGGCCACCAAACCCGCAGATCATCCCTGCAAGCCCAGTCAAGGCTCCTGCTCCGTGCACAAAGCGGAGCGAGCCTAGCACCTGTTTATTCATACAGTAAAGGTCTTGCATATTATGTCTTCTCCCATCATTCCTTGGATGGGTGGCAAACGCCGCCTGGCCGACCGCCTTATCCCCCTGTTTCCACCCCACGAATGCTACGTCGAAGTCTTCGCCGGCGGCGGGGCGCTGTACTTCCTCCGCCCACAGCCTGCTCCAGTTGAAGTGCTTAACGACATCAACGGCGATCTGGTGACCCTGTACCGCGTGGTGCAGAACCACCTGGAGGAATTCGTGCGCCAGTTCAAGTGGGCTCTCAGCTCACGACAGATTTTCGAGTGGCAAAAAATGACTCGTCCGGAAACCCTGACCGACATCCAGCGCGCAGCCCGTTTTTTCTACCTGCAGCACCATGCCTTCGGTGGCAAGGTCTCAGGTCAGAGTTTTGGGACCGCTACAACAGTCTCTGCAATCAACCTTCTGCGGATTGAAGAAAACTTGTCTGCAGCCTGGCAGCGCTTGTCCGGCACTTACGTCGAAAACCTGCCCTGGCTTGAGTGCGCAGAGCGCTACGACCGGGTCCACACCTTCCACTACATGGACCCACCTTACTGGCAGACGGCGGGCTACGGCGTGGACTTCCCGTTTGAAAACTACGAGCGGATGGCTGACTTTATGCGGCGCTGCAAAGGCAAGGTGATGGTCAGCATCAACGACCACCCGGATATTCGGCGGGTGTTTGAAGGCTTTCATTTTGAGACGACCGAGATCCGGTACTCGACTACAAATCAGCGCCAGGGAAGGGCTGAGGTGACGTGGGAGTTGATTGTCATGAACTGGACGCCGGAAGCTTTCGGTGGGTTGTTCTAG